GCACCACCAGTAGCGCCCAAACCATCAGCGCCAAAATTAGTTGGAGCAAGCGGACCACCCAGAAGACCACCTGGAGGCGGCGGTCGTCGTCCTCGTGGAGGTGGAGGCGGAGGCGGAGGAGGTGGCGGTAGTTCTACAGTAACATTACCTAAGATGCCTAAAAAGAAAAGGAAAAAAAAAATGTTAGTAGATAGTAATCCAACTGTAAGAATGCCAAAAACAAATAAATCTCCAGCAGGTTCTAAAGCAATGACAAAGGGTAAAAAGAAAGTAGCAGCAGCACCTCGTAAAGCACAGGTGAGAACTACAGCAGCAACCAGAGCGCCAGTAAGAGCAGCGGCAGGAACAATGAAAAAAGCACCACAACCTGTGAGAGCAGCAGCAGGGACACAAATGTCAAAAGGAGGACCAAGAGCAAGCGAACCTGGCGCATCATCTCTTGTGTCTAAGAGAAAAAAAAAAAAGTAAGTAGTATATATTGAAATGAGTGAAGAAATATTTGAGAAACCTAAAGCACCCAAAAAGAAAAAATTAACTGAAAAACAACTTGCTGGACTTGCGAAAGGCAGAGCAAGAATGGCAGAAAAACGAGCATTGAAAAAAAAAGAAACAGAAACTAAAAAAAGATTAACAAAAAGAAATGCTAAAGTAGAACAAGAAAATGCTATAACTGAGAAAAAAGGAAGACGTAAAAAGAAAGAAGTCATAGAGCAAAGTAAAGAAGCAACTGAAACATTTTTACAAAAGAGAGAAAGAGGTGACAAATCACAATCAAAATTCAATAAATTAAGAATGGATGCTATGGATAGTATTTCTACAGAAAAAGACTTAAACATTTATAATACAATTATGACTGGAGTATCCACAGAAATGGCAAGAAACCCAGAGTTACTTTACAACTATTTAGAGTCTCACGCATCCAAACTTGAAAACAGAGGAAAAAAGAAACAAAAAAAATCTAACTTAGAGTTAATAGTGGAAGAGTAAAATGTCTATGTATAAGTATCAAACCGATTTTGAATATGATTTTGAATTGCCTGACGAGCATTACAAAGGCGGTGAAAAGAAAAAGGATAAAAAGAAAAAAAAGAAAAAAGTGGTTCTACCAGAGAACCGTGATTTAAACATCTATCCAATAAAGATAGAAGAGGAAAAACTAAATGTGGGAGACAGCAAATATCCTTTAAATTCTGCGGTTCATTTTCTTGTTATTATAGGTCGTGTAAAATCAGGAAAAAGTCTGTTGATAAACAACCTATATCTTAGTGAAAGATTTTATAAAGAGGATTTTGAAACACGCATTTTAATTTCATCAACAGCACACAATGATGCTATAAACAAATATATGATTGATGAGTTTGATTTTGTATTTACTGAATTCAGTGAAGGTTTGTTGGATAGTATAATTGAAATGATACAAGCAGATGAAGGAACTGGTAGATTTTTGATATTACTTGACGATATTATTGGTGATGTTAAATTCAACAGAGGCGGAAAAGTTGATGCTATTTCTGCTCTTGCTTCTAAGTTCCGTCATATTGGTAATGGTGAAGTAGAAGGCAAATTATCTGTATGTATTACCACACAGTATTTCAAATATATTTCTACAATTTTAAGAAACAACGCTACAGGATATTACATTATGGGTAGTTTTCCAGAAGCAGAAACAAAAAAAATCAGTGAAGCATTATCATTCTTTGGTAATGGTGATAAAGAATTTATGGAAATATTTAGAAGGTCCAGAAAGGATGAATTTGATTTTTTGTTTTGTTCTGTTGAAAATTTAGAATGTCGTAGAAATCACGATGAATTGATATGGAGTAAAAAAGATGGTTTTGTCAAACCATTTTCAGGTGAAAAAAAACATAGTGATGATGAAAGTGAAGAGGAAGACTCACACTCTGCTCTGGAAGAAGAAAATGTTGAAAAATAAAATATCAAGTAAAAGTATAAATGGATTTTCAATCAAGAATCAATCAGTTTAGACAAGGTCTAAGCGACCAACAGGATAATTTTGACAGGTTGGCATCAAATGCCTCACAATTTGGCAGGACTGTCCTTCCTGATAAAGTGGCACAACATTATCAGTATGTAGAACAAGTAGGTGGTCTCACTACTGGTTCTTTTGCGGCAGCACACGGAGGAACAGCACTTTATAAAAGAGTTAAAAAAATACGACAGCAAAAACAAGCAAAACAAAACAATAGTCAGGACCCTACAGAACCACAGCAACAAAGAGCAAAGAGCGCTGAGAATGACGCATCACAACAGGAACAAAGAAGAACAATTGATGAGACTGAAGATAAACCAGAAGCACCGCAAAATCCAAGTGAAGTTGAAGTTGCCGCAGATGCTGAAGGACGTGCCAAGGGTGGTAAAATAGCAAGGTCTGCCGAAGAAGCAGAAGGTGATGATGAAGGAGGTGCGGCACCGAAGGCACCTAAAGCAACTAAAGACGCAGCAGACCCAGTAGAAGACGAAGGCGCAGAAGAAGAAAATCCTTTTAGTTTCTTTAAACAGTTTCCTGATGAAAAACCACCGAAAGGACCAGCACCAACAGTAGATGATGAAATCACTCCCCAGTCAGGAAGTAAAGTAATTAATCAGGGAACAGACGACGCAAGAATTGGACCAGATACCACCCCTTCAGCACCAGACCCTGAACTACGAAAAGCACCCAATACAGCAGAAGAAAGAGCAAAATCAACTAATAATCCTGCCACAGAAGGCGCAAACGAAGGCGGAGGAGCAGGAGACCTTGAAGAATCAGTGCTTGCTGCCAAAAAAGTAGTAGCATCCAATATTGAAGATGCCAGTGGAGAAGCAAGTTCAATGATAGGAAAGGGATTACAGGCAGCAAGTAAAGTTGGTGATTTAGCAGCAGGTGATGCTGGAAAGGAAATCGCAGGAAAAGTGGCAGCACAGGTAGGAGAAAAGGTAGGTGGTGAAGCATTGGCAAATGTAGCAGCAGATGCTATACCAATATTAGGAGAAGCGGTTGGTTTAGGAACTCTTATTTACGGAATTGTAAAAGCACATAGGCACGAAGAGAATAATCCAGGACCACAACTTTCAAAAGCAAACCCAGAAGCAAGCGAACAAACAGGTGGATTTGAAGGCGATGCTCTTAAGAGTTTAAATGTTGCTCCATCTGTTGTATAATTTATTTTTTTTTTCTCTCTTAGATTTATATACTATGAACTTCAATCTAATTTCACCAATTGGAAACGGTCATACCTTTAATGTTAGATTTAAGGAACCTATAATTATTCCTGAAAATTCTTCAGTTCATCTTAACTGGGCGCAGTTTGAAAGAGATAACTTCATTAGATTTACAGAACAACAAACAATCAAATTAAAACCAATTAAGGTAGTTCCACACTATGATGTAGCAAATAACAATGTGTCTAAAAACGAGAGACCAGCAGAAGGTTGGACTGTTGCTAAAGATGTTCTAAGAAATCCAGACGATTTAACAGTAAAAATACCTGCTGGAAAATATACAACAAAAACTCTACAAAGTATAATTTCAAAAGGATTTTACAATCTTCGTAATGCGGCATCTTTAACAGGAACACGAGGTGATTCTACTATGGCACCACGCGCCTCAGGTGGTTTCAACACATCAATGAATTTCAATAATCAAACAATAATTATTCCTTCTGTATCTAATAATCCAAACTTTTTGGCGTGGGGTTATGCCTCTACATCATCAAATACATTTTTTACAGGTTCCGCAAGGCATCATTTAAATAATCAAACCGTTGATGGCATTTATCAATCCACTGCTACTGGCACTGGTTTTACAGCAGTCCAAAACCCAATCCAACCTGGTAACGGAGCAAATCAAGCAGGAACATACAATTCTTTTATTTTGAGCGCCGAAAATTACATACAATATGGAGGTCAATTCCATCAGTATCAACAGAGAGACGCAGGGGGTATGGGGAAAATTCTAAATCCTGCTCCTGGATTTGATGAACTACTATATGAAAATGTCTGTATGTTTGGCACCGCCCAAAATTTAGACGACCAGCAGGGGAATGTTTTTGTAGGTTTGTATAGCGAACTCTATGCTGGTATTCTTGATGGTGCTGGTGCTGAATCATCACTTAACGCAGATGCCGATAAGATTACAGTAAATACTATAAAATTATCTACTGATACTTTTGTTCCTAAATGTTATTTTGGAGTTGAAATTACAGGAAACTCAGCGGCACTTGGTGACAACCGTAGGCAGTTAAAAGTTTATGCCAATATTATGCCACAGGCAGATGGTTCAAATATAGGTTCAAATATTGCTGGTTCAATGCCTATGGTTTTTCAGCAAGATTTAACACAGGTTTTACCACGCACAGATGTGCCAGTTGAGTTTGGATTCCAAACCTATTTTGACATTGGTAACAACGCCCAATTCGTCCATTACGCTGATAAAGCAACTTTGTTCCTTCGTGTATTCATTGTAAGACCTGATGGCACCAAACTCATTATTTACGATACCAATACAAATTATCCACACGGTGTAAGAAATGGTGTTGCTGCTGTCGCCAGATTTGCCTCAGGTTTCTTTGATGTTTTCAATAGTGATGTAGCAGACCCTAAAACTATTAACTACGCACAAGCAAGAGCAACTATACCATTTAATGTTCTTATGTCAGCAACTACTACTGGAGAAGGTTGTGGATGTTCTTTCCAAAGTATAAGAAAAGATTTTCAAAATAGAACTTCACAAATCTTATTAGACCATAGTTTTTTACTAAGCACAGAATTAGCAGAACTATTTACTCCAGCATCTACAGTTGAATTAGAAACAGATGAAAAATCTGGATATCTTATTTCCTATGCTGGTATTCAAAACTTTTTATTCCAGACAACTTTAGGACAGAGTCAGGATAGAAATGTAGATGATGTCAATATGTTTTATGTAAGAGAAAATCAACTTTTAGGACAGTATAGAACAGATAAATTATCAGTCATTCTAAATACTCTACCAATTAAGAGTTTTAAAAATACCAATGATAAATCAAAATCAGGTATAAGAAAACCAATTCTGGCAAATATTCCAGCACCTTTTACAGGAGCAAATGTAGAGATAGGAGAGAACGGAACTATAGTAGGTCAATATGCGCCTTCTTTAGGAGTAAATAGTAGATTATCAAATCAGGCAATGACAACAAATAATTTTGATATTGAAATTAGAGATTTAGAAAATGATACAATTGCTACTCAATTAACAAAATCAATTGTTAATTTTACAATTACCAGTGATGATATGTGATTTTCACAAAAAAAAAATCTAAATAGAAGTTATAACACATAATGCCAATTATTAAGAAACCATTTACTCTTGCTCCCTTAAATGATAATCCTGTAGTCCTTACTGGTAATGGAGACAATATGACTGTTAGTGGAGGTTTTTCACATAAACAAGGTTTCCCAACTGTTAAATTTAGTATTCCACCACAACCAACTATGTTGGAAATCAGCACACTAAAATTAGTAGGTCAAATCATAGTTAAACAAGCAGATAATACTGCTATGATTGCGGCAAATAACTCTGTTGTCTATGGTAATGGAATTGCTGCCGATACCAACGGTATTATAGGAACTGTTGAAAGTTTAGACAACGGTATGGTTCCACAAACTGCCTTGAATCTTCCCAATTGGGGAGGTGTCAAAAACGTTATTGATAAAGTTGTAGTTCAATCTAAGAAATCTCTTATTGAACTTACCAGCATCAATAACTACGGTCAGTATGTTGGTTTAACTGAAGCATACAACAACAATGACGATGACTATAGAGGAATCCCTGTAATCAAATCTCTAAGTGCTGGTAATCACGCTAAGGATTTAAACAGGAGATTACTGACTTGCTGTTCTTACAATGGTGGTGATACACGAACCAACAATCCTGCTGTAAATCCTGGTTCTGCTACTTTTTCTGGTAATGCTGGTATGGATTCATTATCAGGAGGTGCCAATGATAGAATGATAGGTCAGTTCTTTTCTATTCCAATCCAGATTGATTTACTCGGTCAGCAAAACCTTATGTTAGATGATGATTATTTAGGTGGTCTTTTACTAACACTACACTTAGCGCCTGATGCTGCTGTGTTCCACAATCGTTTTGCTCGGTCAAATGGCAATCACGTTGCTCCTAATGATGCCAGTGGATTAAATTATGTTCTAAAAAATCTACGATTAGAAGGTCGTTACATTGTCCCTGATGATAATGATATGGCAATGATTGCTCCAACTATATCTTTAGATAGTAGGTTAAATCTAATTAACGACGTTCATTCATCTGTGAATGCCAATGCTTATACACCACAGTTACAGAGTGTAAAATCTGTAGTCAATGTTTTCTTAGACAACGACCAGACAAACACATACACCAAGAATCAAAACAACTTCCGCAGAGTTCCAGGAGAAAAAGCAGTTCAGCAGGCAAGGAATGGTCTTAGATTCCCTAATAACTTTGAGATGGAAAACAAACCAAACTTTGAATCCGTTGTTGATTCTGGTAATGGTGTTACAGGTCAAAAAAATCTACAGTTTCCAGCGTTATCAATAGGTGATGCTGAAATAAGAAAACACTTTGAACGTTCTCTACTCAATGGTATGGTTCCTTACCATACATCCGCAAACCTTGAAACTACTAACAACGCAATGAAGGCAGAAGATGATGATGCCCTGGCAGCAAATGACGCTAAGAATGATAACACCGCTGCTGACTGTGTTGGTATTGGTGCTGACTATACTTTAGGTGTAGGACTCACACAGAACTTTGTCAATCAGGATTACAATCTCACAATTAGGTCAGGAGTCAATACAGGTAACGCTGCTCTTTCCAATGAACGCAATGGTTCTGGTTCAAGTAATCCATTACTACAGCAGACATTTATTAGATACAATAGTCAGTTTGATAGTCAAAACTTAGTTAAGGTTATCTAAATCGCAAAATCGCAAAATCGCAAATTCCGCACATTTACAAAGTCAAAAAAAAGTTCTAAAAATATTGTTTGAAAAGTGCGGAAAACGCGCAAACGCGATTTACTCCTCATCACTTTTTATTTCATCTTCACTGCTACTTTCTTCATTTTCAAATTTTACCTCACATACATCGTAGAGGTCAAATACTATCTCCATCTCAGCAATGACTGCTTCAGTCCTTTCCCATTTGGTTTGCCATAGTTTCTCGTATAGGAGCGCGGCACGTTTATTAATTTCATCCCATACTTGTTCTCCTTTTCCAAGGTATTCAATTTCATCTATCTCTTTATATTCACAGTAGGACATTTCCCAGTGATTGACGTTAAGTCTCATAGTAATAGTCTCGCCGCAGCGGACATCAAAGTTGTTGTGTGATTCAGGTTTGTTGAAGTTTGTTGATTGAGTAGTCATAATGCGAATTATGTATATCCATAATGATTTTTATAAAATCAATTTTTTTTCCGCAACATCCGCAACGAAGGGATATATTAGGAAGGTTTAGGTCCTTTACGTAGTTCAGCAGAAACTCCTACACTATCGTAGAAGTGATGCCAGTGTGCCAATCCGTCGTGTGTCATATGTCGTATGAGTTCTCTTTTCCAGTGGTCCTCACCACAGTCAAGGATGTATTGTTTCTTACATTCACTGATGAGATAAGACCCACAGTATTCCTGTCGTATGTTGTAGTTCCATTGTTCGTAGAAAGATTTTGTATAGACAATCTCTATGTCGTTTTCTGTATATCCAGTTTTTTTACCAATAATATTGATAGGTTTAGTGTTGTGTTTAGTGTAGTTATCCATAATGCGATTTATGTATAATTATAATTGATTCTTTAAATCAATTTTTTTTTACGAACCACAACGAAGTGATTATTTTTCACCTTGGCGCCTGATATCTCTACAGATGATACCTTCCATAAACATATCCGCATAGTCAAATGTATTGACATATGCCAACCAACCTTCACCTACATCATATATTTCTATAGTCATATAGTTTCCAGCATAAGGTCCAGTCTTCTTGGTGCCTGTGCCTTTGGTTGTAGTCCATTTGGCATATTCATCAGGGTAGTCCTGTGGCAGTGTAGGGTCATAGTTTTTCACCCAATTTTTCATAGTCATATATTTAGTGTCAATTAGTTTGTATTGTGCGTAAGTATCCATAATGCGAATGATAGATAATTTTAGGGTGATTTATAAAATCAATTTTTTTTTTTCGGTCCGCAACGAAGGGTCCATCTTACATTTTCATTAGTAGTCTTGCGAGTTGGTCTTTATCATATTTACCATATCCTCTGGTGCTGTATCCGCGTTCCGCGATTTGTGCCAGTAGGTGTTTCTTACTGTGTCTGTAGTTAATCATACCAACCTCTTTACTGTAGTAGGACTCTTCATATCGTGCTTGATTCCTGTTGCCCTTCCATTCAAAATTGTATCGTAGTGTATTCTTGCCAAAGTTTTCATTACAGTTTCTCATAGCATATTCAGGGTGGTTTGCGTGCCATCCTTTCTTTTTTGGTTGGTCCCATTTCACACGGTAACCACCTGAGATGTCTCCATCATTCCACTGTCGTGATGTGTTCCATACTGTGAATTTCCAACTACAAGAGTTGTGGCACACACTTGTCTCTACTGTAGCATTACCAAACTTCTCCTCCCAGAATCTACCACTGTGTCCCCAGGCATATCCGTTTGCTTTTGTCATCCGTGTCTGTCCGTCTGCGTTAGGTTTGTGTAGTGTGTTATCAAGTCTCTGTTCTGTAATAGCAAGTTGTGCTAAGATGTATTCTTTTTTCTTCTTGAATTCAAGTGACTGGTTGCCTCTTGAGCGTGCTACACTTGGTTGTAGTAGTAACCTTGCGAATAGGTCTTCTTTGACATCCCTGCGTAGCATATGTTTTAGGAAGTCAATAATGAGGTCTTCAATCTCCTGTGGTAGGAGTCCCCAGAATAAACGCCCATTGTATTTGTCCCAGTTATCACAGAACATTAGTGGAGGTGCGAATAGTTTTTCCTTAGGAGTTTCAGGAAATGGTGGTAGGTAGTTAGTCATTGTAGTATCAGTCATTGTTGCGAGCATATGAATAATTCAGGGTGATTTTTGAAAATCAATTTTTTTTTTTCCGCCGAGACGCAACGAAACGCCATCTAAGGAAAATAGTCAGGTGGGGTGTCCTCTATATCGCTATAGAGGGGCAGTTCCCACCCTTCACCATCATATAGAGGTGGTGGGTCCTCTTGCTGTAGTATCTCACGACCCTCGTGAGTGCGGAGTCGTTCTCTTGCCTCCCTTACACTTGGCACAAGGTTTGCCAGTAGGTCCAGCACCTGTTCTCTGTCCTCGTGTGTCATCCTTTCAATAGTCTCCATAATTTCATCCATAGGTCGGTTTAGTATGTTTTGTAATTGTTCCATTTTCAATTTTTTTTCTTTTTCAATTTTTACTTCAAATCACCGCGAAATCTAAAAATCAATTTTTTTTTTTCGTGCCT